GTTGTTGCTTCAAGTTACTGGATTTTCCTTAAGGATGGGGTATTAACCTTGTGGAAGGAGTGCCCTGTCCGTGTTTATGCATGGAAGAACCAGTTTAAAACTTGGGTCAACAAGGTTCCAGGACTGTCATCTGTCCTGGCTCTTGTGGGTGTGATTATAGCGATGACTCTCGTTTACATGGCTTATACTATGACGTATGAGTCTATATGTGAATGGATTTCCAGTAAGTACGACTGGTGGTCCGGTACTCCACCTTCAGAAGAGGTGGAGTGCGAGGGTCGGGGAATCAAATCGGGTCGTGTTAAGAGAGCAGAGCCAGCCTCACAGAAGGAACAGCACAGACAACAAGTGCAAACCGGAAGTGAGGTTGGAGGTAGAGGGGGTAAGTTTAAAGAACGCTTTGCCGAGCCAATTTCAGATGCGATCTGGAGGAGGAATCTCGCAGAGTTTCAGGATGACAAACTGGACATAGGGAGAGAGAAGTATAAAAACTTCGTTTTCTATGATATCCAAAGTGTTGAGACGCAGGTTGCTGCATCAGGACTTGAGATGATTAATCCAGCTACTAACCAACGGATTCGCGTACACAACATGGATGAATATGCCAAGTTGCGAGATGCGGGCTGGGTGACCAATAGTCAATCTATTATTGGCCAACCGGTTGTTTCTATTCCGCTGGAAGTCGTTCGTTCGAGCAAGGACTTACAGGCTGCTTTAAAAACTATGCAGTATTTATATAACTTGAGGAACACAGGCCTTGATTCACGTATCAGGCTTACTGTCCCTCAGGTTGCAGAGTTGGAGAAGCATCTTGGGAAGGGTGCCATTAAGGCAGACCCTAGGGTCCGAGCAGTGTTTGCCCTCGCTACGTCCCCTCTGGCTGGGGGAGTTACTGTGTCTCGCTATGAGCGGGAACAATTCAGCGATTTTGTGAGTAAAGGGAGTTTGGGGATTGACGGCCTTGACGTTGAGTCAGCCGACCCCATTGTTTTCCAGGGGCCTAAAAAACCCCTGGTACAGCCTGAGTCTAATATACAGGTTCTTTCCTCGAAAGCTTGTGCTAATGAAGCCAATGGTCGAGTTTGTAAAGTCAAGGATTGTCAGCGGGAGCATTTGTCTGTAAGAGGACCTGCTTTCGTTGAGGAGGCCTTGATTCGCCCTGAAAAGAGGGAAATCGATCCAGAGTGTCTTTATGGCATATTCGTTAAAAATGGTCCCGTCATAGTGAAACAAGGGTTAGCCGTTTCCGCTGCCTATGGTTTGATTACGGCACGTCATGTGTTGTATAATCAGTCAGGGGAGTTACTTTTTCCCCTGGAGGATGTAATCATAGTCAACGTTCTCGGTGAAGTGTCTAAGATAGATCCTAAGACTATTTCGTGTCCTAGGACGGAGCAGTTATCTCCTGGTCAACTTAATGACTTTTGTAAGTTCCGGTGTGTTGATGTAGCGTTTAATAAGTTCGCTCAAGAGCACCGGGCTACCCTTCGCAATTATAAAGGACTTGATAAGACTGTCCGACTGTTGCGGTGGAGTTATAATGGAGACCATGATGAGAAGTGTGATGTTCCCGTCATTGAATGGGGGGAAGCAACTAATATTGACCCTGTTTCTGGGGCTGTTCGTTGCACAATCAATACCGAGCAGGGAGATTCAGGTGGTCCTGTTTTTGATGCCGATGGTCATTGTATCGGTATTCATCAGGGTCATTTCCGCCCAACTCGTGAGAATGTCTTCATAATGTTCTATCCTAATGGCCCGGTAACCTGGTTCGTTCAGGCAGAGCCAAAAAACTAGTAGTCCCTCTGTATCGAGATATGGTCGACGTTATTGATGGTGCATTTGTTATTAGGCAAGTCAATAACGGTATACAGGGGGATTATCAGCCACCTACTAATGTAGAGCTGATAGACCTAGTTCGAGGCGAGGAGAAAGAGAGCTTGGGAATCCCGTGGGGATATGCACCAAGCGTCTTTTCTAGGCAATTGTTAGAGAATGACTTTGCCAAGAATCTCCGCTGCTATGAATGGTATCCGGATGAAAGGCCGTGGGGCCTCGCAAAGGAGTGTTTCCGCATTTTAGTTTCTCCTTTCCTTTATGGTCCGGTGATGTCCGAAGAAGACGCTGTGAAGCGTATGGACCGGTCAACATCGCCTGGCTTTCCCTTGAATCTTAAGTACCGTGATAAGGGTACATCTTGGGATGGGGAGAAGAAATTGATCATGGATATTATTGATCAAGTGCGGAAAACGGGTCGTTTTCGGGTTATGTTTGAGTATCGACCTGGGAAATTCTTCGAGTGGAAGCATATCTACTATCTTGTGTCACCGAAAGGTGAATTACGGACAGTGGACAAGCTCCTCGCAGTTGATCCCAAGAAGAGAAAGACGCGTACATTCATGTGTGGTGATCTTGTGCTTTATTTGATCACAACCATGTGTTATGGGAACCAGAACGACTCATTCCTTGAGATGTCTTGTGGTACAGAGTGGTCTGCAGTTGGAATGACCCCGTGGTATGGAGGTTGGAATGTGATGGCACGACATCTAACTATGGATTCAAAGGGCGGAGAACCCATGTTTGTCAGCTTAGATGCTGAACATATGGAAGCTTCTGTCAATGATAATATCCAGACTGTTATTGATGAAAATGCCAATGGGGCTGTTGTTGCGTCGGAAGGTAAAGATAGTGTTGAGGTTACTAATCTCCTAAACTTTATCCATGATAGTGGCACAGCCCTTTATATCATAGGTGTAAATGGTTGGTTGTATTTGCGCACATGTGTTAATCCTTCTGGAAAACTGTGCACGTCCAAAGACAATACCTTTGCGCTGATGTTGTTGTTTTTATACATCATCGCAAAGTCAAAAAGTACTGTAATGGACGTTTTGTCAACTTACTATGGAAGCCCTGGCAAGATTTTCGGTGATGACTCTCTTTTTAGGCAGGTGGCGTGGTTGACTAATATCGACTATGTAATGCAATCTGCTAAGGAGTTGGGTTTTACACTGAAGCTTGAGTGTCCCGTTGGTCCTTTACGGGATGCCAAGTTTTTGAATGCTGGTTTCGAACTCCGAGGTACTGCGTGGTACTTCAAACCAAACTTTGAGAAGATTCGTGCCTCAATCTTCTTCCTCTGGAAAGCGAGGTCGTGGCGTCTTGCCTACGTAAAAGTTTGTGCATACCGGCAGCTAGTTTTCCCATTCAAAGAATACCGCTGTGAGGCCGATCGCATGCTTAAGTATATTCTCGACAATCATGATAATGATATGCGGAATGAATTTGCTATGGATGATCGGATAACATATGCGGGTGCTCGTGGTTCGTTGATGTCAGATCGCGATAATGAGTTTCTATGTACGGGTTATGAATCGGGAGGCGTGCAACGGCAGGGAGTTGAATACCCTGTTGAAGTGCGTTTCTTGACAGTTGCTGAGTATGGAAGGTTTAAGCTCTATGATCAGCCTGCAGGTGATCTGAGCCTAATCCCAGAATTTGTTGGCTTTCAGTCTTAAATGTTAACTGCCACAAATATTCTTGGAGAACCTTTCTTCAAGTCTTTCAATGTTAGTGTATAATAATGCCTATTGTTGTATTTGCACGTTTGTTTGAAATTGTCTTGCGCTTCCTTGATTGGTTGACTGTTGATAATTCCTTGACTCTGCTTGAGGTCGTGTTTTACCTGTTGTCCATTGTTTACTTGTTGATTCAGTTTGTGTTGTTGTTTACTTCACACTAATTCATCTAACATGTCTGGAGTTCAGAGAGGTCAAAGAGTCCTTGATAAGATCGGAGCTCGTCTTGGTATCACTCAGGCTGGAAAAGAGTGGCTAACTGCCGCTGTTGACCCCTTTCATGATACCCCTCTCCTTGTTACCGGCTTTCCTGACGTCAATGAGGCGTCAAGCGTGGTGCAAGTTGTCCGTTTGTCCTCTACTATCTCCGCTCCTAGCGGAGTTGAGGGCAACTGGGACGTTCATATCCATCAATTCCCGTGGCAACGTCGTTGTAATGGGTCTGGTGGTAACTGGTCTAATACTGTAGATGGTGATCAGTCTACTGGATTTGGCATGTTTCTGTTGGGGTCGTCCACTACAACTCCAACTCCTGTTGCCTCATCTACATGTAACTACGGTGGTCTTGTCTATGATGCTGTGGCGTCTGGCAATCCCACCTTCGTCTATAATGATACTGGTTCGAATGTCCCTTTTGACACTCAACTCCAGCCTTATCTCGTTGGGGAGTATCGTGTCATCGCAATGGGCTTTGAGGTGGTTAATACCACTTCCGAGCTCAATATCCAAGGTCTTTGTACGGTCTATCGTCAACCGTGCGGTGCTCTGGATTCTGCTAAAACTGTCCTTGTCACTTCGGGTGCGACAGTTAACGGATCTACTACCGCTCTTAACTTTGGATATCCTGCCATTGTCTCCACTTCGAATCCCCCTGCTAACACAGCTGAAGCTCTCCTTCTGGATGGTAGTAAGCAGTGGAAGGCTAAGGATGGATGCTATGTTGTTCCCACGTTCAATTCTTCTGAGAATCCCGCGGGTTTTAATCCGGTGTCTGTCATTTCTAAGCTTTCCAAGTCTGATCCTACCTCCAATACGTTCTCGTGGCAATACATGATTCCTGGTGGGGTTAATATCCCTGCTTTTCAGGAAATCATTATTCCTATCAGCGCTGCTAACTACGTTGTTAGTGCTATTCCTACGGGAGCTCTTCAGTTCCAATCATTCAACCATTCAGGGGCTTATTTTTCTGGATTGAGTAATTCTACTACTCTCCAGCTTAATGCGGTCTATTATATTGAGAGGTTTCCCTCTCAGCAGGATAGTGCACTGGTTGTTCTTGCCAGAAGCTCTCCTCGCTTGGACTGCGTTGCTCTTGATCTCTATTCAGAGATCATGAAAGAGATGCCCGTTGGTGTTCCCCAGGCTGAAAATGGGTTTGGAGATTGGTTTGCTGATGCTGTGTCTTCAGCGGCGGACTTCGTGTCACCTGTGCTAAGTGCAATACCTCTGCCTATGACCCAAACCTTGTCCGGAATGGTTAAAACCGCCGGTAACATGGCTAAGTCTATTGCAGGGAAGAAGGAAGCAGTAGGGCAGACGTACTCGGCTACTGCGAGTAATGTTTCTGCCCCTTCTAAGCCAAAGTCAGTGGTGACTGCGGTGACTACGAAGAAGAAAGTCCAGAAGACGAAAAAGAAGAAGTAATATTCTCATTTCGGATTACTGGCGAAAATCCACGGATGGTGGTCTTAGTACGTCCAAGAGGTGTTAAAACCTTGCGGGTCTGGAAAGGACCTTACCGTGGTCAGTTGCACGTGTGTGCGGTCAGAGGGAGTTTTTACCCTCGTGGTCGATTACATGTGTTCTGTTCTAGTATTGTTGTGTTTGAAATTATCAC